CGGCGCTAACCGTTGCGGAGTTCGCCGCAAAAAATAGAATCATGCCGCGCGGGACGCCCTATCCCGGCCCATGGAAAAACGAAAGAACGCCATATTTGATCGAAATAATGATCGCGCTTTCGGCAAGTTCGCCAATTCGGGAAATAATTCTAGCGAAATCCGCGCAAGTTGGCGCGACCGCCATGGTTGAAAATCTGATCGCCTATATCATTCAATGCGTACCAGGCCCGATCCTATATTGCACTGCAAACGAAAAGCTTTTGAAAAAATGGGTCAACAAACGCCTTTCGGCGTTGTTGGTATCATGCGGCCTGGACGGCAAACTGGTCCCACAACATATCATGAAAGGACAGCGCCGGACCGGAAATACGATGTTTTCAAAGGAGTTTCCCGGCGGTTCGCTTGATATGACAACCGCCGGAAGCGCCGCCGGGATGCGTATGGATTCGATCCGAAATCTGATCCTTGACGAAGTTGACGGTTACGCGTGGAACGTTGATAAAGAAGGCGATCCGGTTAGCATCGCGGAGGCGCGGACAAAGGCCTGGAAAAAGAGAAAAAAGATCCTTTACATATCAACGCCAACAACCGCTGAAAATTCGCATATATGGCCGCTGTATGAATCAGGAGACCGGCGGAAATATTTCGTTCCTTGCCCTAGTTGCGGAAAATATCAACCGTTGGAATTCGGTTACAACGAAGACCAGGAGGAAGGCGAAGATCCCGGTCTCGGGTTGAAATGGGAAACGATCGACGGGTTGCTAGATGAAAGATCGATTTATTACGAATGCGCGGAATGTTCCGAACCGATTCCGGAGGCGAAAAAATATGAAATGGTCCAGCGCGGCAAATGGGAACCAACGGCGCGAAGCGGATCGCCATATCGCCGGTCCTACCATATAAGCGCGGTTTATAGCCTTATGGAAGATTGGGCGACAATCATTCAAACCCATATCAACAGCGAAGATCAACCGTTGAAGCGGCGCGCGTTCGTAAATACCGATCTCGGGTTGCCCTATCGGGAACTTGGAAGCAAACCGAACCCGCGAAAAGTTCAGGAACAGGCCGGAGACTATAAGGCCGGAACCATTCCGGACCATATGCCCGGCCCGCTGTTTTTAACCATGGCCGTCGATGTTCAGGTCGGCCGGAAGCGTTCAACGCAATTCGGCCCGCGCCTTGAACTTGAAGTTTGCGCGCATGGACGCGGATATCGTTCATGGTCGATTTTGTACAAAGTTTTTAGAGGCCCGATAACCGATCCCTTCGGCGGCGCCTGGGAAGACTTGAACAAATGGGCGGAGGCCGGCGGGTTAATCTTCAGGCGATCGGACGGCCTGGCGTTTTCTCCGCGCATAATCGGGATCGATTCCGCGGACGGAAAAACACAAAGTATTGTTTTTCAGTTTTGCCAGCGCTGGACTAACACGTTTCCGATTAAAGGGTTTCGGAGTTTGAAAAAAACAACCGGAAACGCGGATGAAATTCACGACGTTGAAATGTATTCCGATTCTGATCGATTCCGCGAGCATAAAAAGGCGGGAACTATTACCTATCAAGTTTCGACAAACTGGTACAAAAAACAGGTTTATCGAAACCTGAAGATCAACCGCCGGGCCAGTTATCCACAAAAAGCGAATTTCATGGACCATCCGCGCGATTATCCGGACGATTATTACAAGATGTTAACAGCGGAGGAACAGCGCGAAGACGGGACGTTTTGGAAACCTTCAAGCAGAAGGAACGAAACGCTAGATTTGAAAGTTTACAACCTTTGTCTTCAGGAAATTTGGTTGGCGGCGCAAGTAAAAAAGGCGCAACGGGCGAAGATCAAAGACGGCGCGGCGCCGGAAGCGGTTGAAAAGCTGATCCGGACTCCTTACATATTGGATTATTTAGAACGGAAAACGGCGCGGCGCTCGGTTGCTTGACAGGTTCGCCGAAATTGTTCAAAATGATATTCAGCATTGAGGTCTTCTCCTTGTTGGCGCGCTTCGTGTTACCCCCACGCGAAGCGCGCCTTTTTTTGTGGTTTGACAGGCGCGGCGAAATTTGCGAGACTTGGATCGTCATTCGCTGCTCTCCTTTGGCGCGGATCTCCGGCCCGATCGTTTGTTGCCATGCGATCGGGCCAATTTGTTTTTATTGATATTTCTTGAAGGCGCGCTTCCGCGCCTCCTGATAATCGGCCCAAAGGCCGGTCGCCTTCAGGAGACGCGTCAAGCGGAGGCGGGTTATTCCGAGATCCTTCGCGATATTTTCAAGCGTTGGCCGTTCGCAAGCGGCGATTGTTTCGCGGATGATTTCAAGCGCCGCAAAAAAAACATGACCGTCGAACGGCCCGCGCGATGGATCGAAAACCTGAAAAGTTGATTTTTTATTCATTATTTCCCCACTGTTCAGCCATGGCCGACGCTATTCCAGGAAACATGACACTTCGTTTTTTTCCGCGTTCGGCGCCTGGGTTGATTTCGGCGAACCATTTAGCCATTTTTTTCTTTTTACCCTTGTTGTTGATCCACTCGTAGAATTCCCCTCTTTCGACATGGGTTTGTCTTCCAAACAATTCGTCGGTTTTGAAGTGTTGCAACGGAACAAGGTTTTTCAGCCATAAACAAGTTTGTTTAGTGTGGGGGTCTCCAAAATAATAGGGATGTATTATCTGATCTGGTTTCCTGTATTGTGTGTTCATTATGCCAACTGGGTTTTCGATGGCTATTTTTCCAATCGGTGCGTTCACTAATGACATGAAAAAATCAATTGCCTGTTTTTGTTCACCGCTTTTTTTCTTTTCCTTGAACCATCGCGCGCCGCTTCGCGCCAAATGTGTACATGGGGGGAAGGCAATCATCATTTCCCAATTAAGATCCAGTATGTTCAAAACATTGTCCTGAAGGTGAGGGCCGGGTTTTTCTGTTGGTAGCAAATCACAACTGATCGCGTCATGTCCGCGCCTGATAAACGCGTCCCTGACCGTTCCGCTGAATTCACATGCAATAAGTATTTTCATTGGATATTAGAAAAAAACCGGCCCGCGCTCAAGATCTGCCCATTTGTTACACGCCATGGCAAAAACGTCGCCTATGTCCTTGCGCCCGAAATCGTAGGCGATGCGGGCCGCTTCGTCGAATGAAACCAAAAGATCAAGTCCTAACGCCGCATGAACATTTGCGGCGAATTCGTTCACCTTTTTTACCAGAAGATCGGAGTTGTCGGCCTTTTCAATTTCCGTTATTATCGATTTAATTTCGCGGTTCATTTGTTCCTCCTTAAAGGATCGAAAATTCGGCGGGTTCAAGGCTGATCCACTCCGAAACCGGGCCTTCCGGTTCGGCCTGAACCTGAACTTCGATCGCGCCGGCGTTGCCGCTAACCGGAGGCCGCCAACCGACGACCATCGCGTGTTCAACGTTCCATTTCGGGATCGATATGAAATCGCAGTTTTCGCAAAGTTCCTGCCCGAGTTCCGGCGCCGGAACGGTTACGCCAACAACGCGCCCGTTCGGCAACTTGTGATCGTAACGCTTCGCGGTTTTCTGGTGGCAAAACTCGCAAGCGATTTCAGGATCGGCGTCGCGGATTTCAACCCGACCGGCCTCCGCGGCCGGCATGTTTTCGGCGCATTTTTCACAACAGACGATGTTTTGATCTTCGCCGGTTTGCCTACAAATCAGAGTAAATAAAAATTTTTCTATTTTGTTTAACTCCAATCTTCGCGCTCGACGATCGCGTCGTAGTTGCGCTTTGCTTTTTGCCATGCGGCATAAGCCGCGCGGTAACTTTTGCGCGCCGCGGCAACTTCTTTTTTTGCGGCCTTCGCCGCTTTAGAATAGTTTCCGTTTTTCTTGGCGGCGCTGGTCAAGGCGATTTCGGCCCGGTAAAAAACGGCGCCGGCGTTATCGGCGGCCTTGCCCGTTTTTCTCTCTTCTTTTAATGCTTCGTTCCTGGTCATTTCGTTTTCTCCTTTGTTGTTGTTGTTGCCTTCCATATCTATAATGTATCACGGTAATACAAAAATGCAACCCCTAAATCAAAAAAAAACACAAAAAAACGCATATCGTGTCTTTTTTTATGCAGGCGCGGATCTCGAGTAGTGTCGCAAAAATAATACATGGTAACATATGGCACCTTTCATATATGGCAATATATTGCTTGACAGGCTGAAAAAAATGAACTTATAAATTAATATGTCATGCCGGAACATCGCGCGGCGCGCCCGTATCATTGCGACGATTCAAATCAAACAAATTCAACTTGCGAAATTATACGCAACTTTTGAACGCGCGCTGGAAACGGACGCCGAACGTTACAAGTTCGATTCAAACGAGGGATCACAACAAACTTGGCGGCGAAAACTGGACGACATGAAATCGGTTATTGATTCCCTGGAATCGGAGATCGATTCACTCTATAGGCGCCTTGAAGGCGCCGGAATTGTGAACATGAATCTTCGCAGAAAACGCGGTCCATTCTCCCGGTATTATGGATAATGGGAACACTTGAAAAAATAGGTTCGTTTTTCAAAAAGTGGTTTTCAAGCGACGCCGCCTTGAACGGAATCGGGCAGATCGGCGCGGTTTACGGATTCGGCGCCGGTTATGGCGGCGCGGGTTATTATGGCGGCGCGGGTTCAGACGGTTCAAAATGGCCCTATGGTTTATCATCGTCCGGCGATTCGCCAATTTTGGATCATTGGGCGCTTCGGCAAAACGCGCGTTCCGCCTATTTTGAAAATCCTTTGGGAAAAGCGGTTGTAGAAACTTATGGAAATTCTGTTGTTGATTGCGGCCTGAAATTACAGGCCGAACCGAAGGCCGATATTTTAGGAATCAGCGCCGAACAGGCTGAACAATGGGCCGAAAATGTAAACGAACGGTTTGATATTTGGGCGCGTTCTAAAACTTCCTATCGGGACGAAACTCTGAATTTGTACCAGGCGCAACGCCTCGCGGTGAATTGGCAACAACGCGACGGCGAATATTTCATTCGGCTTTATTATTCAAAGCGCGCGGACCTCCTGAACCCGCTTCAAGTTCAATTTGTGGATCCGAATCAATGCCGCGGCGCGGAATATACTTCAACATATGGATTTCCAACCGGCGGAGACGGGATTGAACGCGATTCGGCCGGCCGCGAAATTGCCTACAAAATTTGGGTTCGCGACAAAAAATGGAAATACAAGGAAATCAGGGTTCCGCGCGTTGGTAAAAAGTCCGGACGCGTTTTTATGCTTCATGGATTTATGCCCGAGTTACCCGGTCAAGGCCGCGGGTTTTCGCGGATAGCTCATATTTTGCAAAATTTGGAAAATATGGAAGACTATGCGCTGGCAACCCTAAAGAAGTGTATTAATCAATCAAATATAACGATGTTCAACAAACCTTCGGCCGATAATGCCGCTTCAAACCCGTTTGAAGATATTGTCGAAGGCGGCGCCGGGCCTGTTCCTACCATTGATGAAAATACCGTTCCCGCGGAGGCGGCCGCGGTATGTACCGAACCGGTTCGGTTTTTTCCAGTTCCGCAAGTGAATTTAAGCGTTCCCGGTTCGGTTGGCGTTTTTAACCTTCAAGAAGGCGAAGATTTAAAACCGTTTCAAGATACATCGCCGCTTCCGCAATATCCCGAATATATGGACGCGGTTGCTTCCTATTTATCCGCCTCAATGTCGATGCCGCTTGAACGCGTAAAAATGCAATTCGGGCAAAATTACAGCGCTTCGCGCGCGGCGCTGATACTTTGGGATCGAATTCGGTTGATATGGGAAAACGAACTTGATTCGGATGCCTTGTCGCCTATTTATGCGATGTGGATCGCCGGCGAAATTGCGGCCGGCCGGATAAGCGCGCCGGGTTGGTCTGATCCGCGCCTCCGCGCGGCCTGGTTGGCGCATGGTTGGATCTCCGCGCCTATGCCGAACATCGATCCGCAAAAAACAGCGAAGGCGGATCAAACGTATGTAACGTTAGGCGCGCAAACCTTGGATCGCGTTGCGCGCAACCTGAACGGCTCGTCCGGCAAAGCAAACCGGGCAAAGCTGGCGCGCGAATTTGATGAATTGCCGGTTCCTACCTGGCAACCGAAACCCGAAGGAGGTCAATAAATGGCGGATCCTGTTTTAGTGCCATGTCCCGCGGATCAATGGACGAAAGTTGCAACCGCGGTTACGATAGGCCAGATCTGGAAACAACGAACAGACCTTGAATACTGGCAAACATACCGCGCAACCGGCGGCGCCGCGCCTTCGGATCTTACGGATGCTCAGGCATGGGTCGGGCAATCGGCGAAAATTTCGGCGCCTTCCGCGATCGATGTTTATATCTATCCGAAAAAAAAGGCGGGATCGGTTAGGGTGGATCTATGACATTGGAAAAATGTTGCGAGCAAACGATCGGGCCTGGCGTTGCGCCTGGCGGAGGCGGAGGCGGACAAACTAATACCGTTTCGGGATCGAACGGAATTACGAATACGGGCGATAATACCGACGCGATTTTAACGCCGACATATGGAACCGCGGCGGATACGATTTGCGAAGGAAACGATCCGCGGTTGAACGTATTCGGACAGGATTATCAACGCGCGGAATCGCTGGCGGAATCGCAAACAACGCTTGCAACCTATCAGGACAAAGTTTCACTCACGACGCCGGCGTTAACCGGAACATATCGTGTCGCCTGGGGTGCAATGGTAACGAATACGGACAAAGTTGGTCAGGTTCAACTTTACAATTCAAGCGACGCCGCCGTTGTTGGTTTTGAAATACCGTTTCGGCCCAAATTGGCGACCGACGATTATCCGACCGTTGGCGCTGTTCATGAAATAACTTTTACCGGAAGCGCGAAAACTTTCATTGTTCAATACAAAGACGGCGCCGGAGGAAATACCCAATCAATCAAAGATGCCTGGATCGAAGTTTGGAGGGTTAGCTAATGACGGTTTCAAGAAATTACGCAATAACCGATTTTCCAAACGATATAGTCGCCGCGGATGTTTTGAAAATCCAGATCGAAAAGTCCGCGATTTCTGTCGAGCTAACCGGGATCAACGTTAATGAACCGGCGAACGATTGTGAATTGATATTTGAAACTGAACCAACCGGCGCGGATGATACGATCCTGGACGGGTTGGTTGCCGATCATACAAGCGCATTAATAACGAAAATCAAAACGGGCGAAATTTTGAAGGCGGAAATTTTACCGCCCAATTATGCAGCCGATCTAACAATTAGCAGCACGGCGGCCGGCCTGGTTATCACAACCACGATCAGCGAACTTGATATTAATGATGAAACAACCGTTACCGCCGACGCCAGCTTGACAAAATATGTTTTGATTTCACTTGTATACAACAAAACAACTGATTCATTCGGGATCAACGCCTATGAAAAAACAGACGGCGAATATGATCCGCTGGATTCGGATGAATATCTAGTTCAACAGGATATCAGCGAATGGTATGTCGTGGCGAACGGCGACACATTGGTAAAGGTTGAATAATGGCAAATATAAAACCGCAAGTTGAAAACAAGGCGGAGGCCGCAAAAACGAAGGCGCAAAGCGCGACTAATGTTCCTCAGTTGCGCGAAGCGGTCGCCGAACTAGCGGACGCCGTTGAAGATTTAAAAACCCTGGTTGCTAAAGTTGAGAAAAAGGTCGGACGATGAAATACCCGAAAATTCTGGCGGAAATTTCAAGCAATCAATGGGCGATAACTCCGGAGGCGCTGAACGGAATACTTTCGGCGCTAAATGGCGAATTGAGCGCCGAAGACTATCGGCTCTTTCATGCGGTTTCGCAGGAACAAAAAGAAGCGTTTGCAAGCGAAGCGGGATCCCGGCCTGAAGGAACCCGGTTTACCAGGATCGACGGAAAAAACGGTTTCCTTTTCATCGACGGGCCAATCATCCCGCGTTCAAGCGGAATAAGCGATATTTCCGGCCTAACTTCGATCAGCCAATTGACAAAGGAATGGATCGCGCTTGAATCGAACGAAAGCATTGAAACGATCGTCGGCGTGTTCGATACTCCCGGCGGCGCGGTTGCCGGCGTTTCGGATTTCGCAAAACTGGTCCAGGCAAGCGAAAAAAACACGATCGCTTTCGTTTTCGGAAACGCCGCTTCGGCGGGTTATTGGATCGCGAGCGCCTTCAAAACAATCGTTTCAAGCGACACCGGCCTTGTCGGATCGATCGGCGTTGTTATGACGGTTGTTGTTACCGATAACGATCGAATTGTTGAAATTGTTTCAAGCCAATCGCCGTTTAAGCGCGACAACGTAAAAACGAAGGCCGGCCGCGAACGGGCGAAAACGATCGTTGATGATCTGGCGGACGTTTTCATTGGTTCCGTTGCCGAATTCCGCGGAGTAAAACCGGCGAAGATTTTGAACAGTTACGGGAAAGGCGCCATGGTTGTCGCCGCGCGCGCGAAAAAGGCCGGCATGATTGACGCGATTTCAACGCTTCGCGATTTAATCGAAAGCATCAACAGCGCGGAGGCCGGCGCCGAAAGCGAAGCGCCGGAAGCAAAAGACGAAAATATAAAAAATCCAATAAACAAACCCGCTGGCGCGGGCGAAACAACGACGGAGGAAAAAATGAATTTGCAGGAAGCGATCAATGATTCGCCGACAATCGCCGGCGAAGTTGATGAAATGAAAAAGGCGGCGTTTGCCGAAGGCGCGAAATCGGCGGACGCGAAAATCAAAGCGGCGATCCCATATTTGTCCGGTTCGGATTATCCCGAATCGATCAAAACGATCGCCTGTTCGGTTCTCTCGGGCGACGAAGATCCGGCCGCGCTTCGCGGCGCGGTTATCGCGTTTGATGCCTTGAAGGAAGACAAAAACGCGAAGGCCGCCAGCGACGAACAGCCGGAGGAAACGCCCGCGCAACTCGAGACCGAAACCATTTCCGAAGACGGAACCGTTTCAAACGAAGCGGAAGTTCAGGCCGCGATCGAAAGTCTGAAAGGAGTGAAGTAAAATGGGAGTTCAAACCAGGACCGACTATGAAAATTTTCCGTTTGTGCTTTCGGGCGAACCGCTTGTCAAGCCGGCGGAGATCCTTTTACAAGACGCCGGCCGTTCGGCGGCGCTGGTAAAGCATACCCTTATGTCGAAGGTTTCCGCCTCCGGCAAATGGGTTCCGTTTACGGATGAAACCGCGACCGATGGTTCGGAGATCCCGGCCGGGATCGTGAAGGCCGAAATTTCCGCGGCCGAACTGGTCGCCGGCGATGTTGACGATATCCCGATCATCGTTGGAAGCGACATAACGGTTGATGTAAATCAACTCGTTATCGAAAATTCAAAAACACTCGCGACGGTTATTTCGTCCAGCGGTTTAACCGTTGGCGATGAACTTGAACGACATGGAATCTTCGTTGAAGCCACTCGCGCGATCGACGAATACGAGAACTAGAAGGAGGTTCTAAAATGGTTGATTACCAAACCAACCCGCTTTCGGTCGATCTTTACTCGCGTGTTATGGCGAGCGCCTTTGATGAAAAAACAGTTATCGGCGTTCCAACCGCGTTTCAAATGTTTTTCGGCCGGCCCGAAACCAATTCACAAACGATCTATTCGCCGAACGCGAACGCGGTTGATATCGATATTATCCGCGCGAACGAACGGATCGCCGCGCTGGTCCCGCGCGGAACAAACGGCCGGATGATTAAGGAACCGCAGGAAAACACCTTGTCGCAACGGTTCACAAACATCAACCGCGTTTTTCCGCTGGTTGTCGAGGAAGGCGACATTGAAGCTTCGCAACTTCTGAACCGCCTCGCGGGCGAAAACCCCTATGAACGCCGCGAACGGCGCGAACGCCTTCGCGCGCTTTCACTCCGCGAACACCAGGAACAGGTCCGGCGAACGGTTCGGCTTTTTGAGGTTCTCGCGGCGCAATCGATCCTTGAAGGAAAGATGGACGCGATCCTCGGAACTGCCGATCCCGATCAACAGTATGATTTCCTCCGGAACAGCGCGCATTTCGTTACACTGATTACTCAGTGGAGTAACGCCGCGGCCGACGCTTTGGGCGATATCGACGACGCTTGGGATCTGATTCGCGAAAACGCGCATGTTTCCGCCGATATGGCGGTTTTCGGTGAGGGCGCTTTTGAAGCGTTTTTGCAAAATACCGACCTTCTGGCGAAGGCGGACAACCGGCGTTTTGAAATGATTCTGGTTTCACAGGAAATGCCGGTTCCGGCGCGCTTTTCGCGCTTCATTTCGGCCGGCATGACCGCCCGCGGGCGTTTGTTAACTCCGCGCGGACACGAAATCTGGATGTTTACCTATTCGGATGTTTACACGGATTCCGCCGGAACCGCGACAAAGTACATGCCGAACGAAAAAGTTTTGGTTTGTTACTCCGGCGCGCGCGCTGATCGGTATTTTGGACCGCCCGAGTTGCTTCCGGATATCCCGGCCCGGCGGACCTTTTATCAACAGCTTTTCGGCTTTGACGTTTCAATGCCGAACATGCCGCCGAACATCGCCAACGAAGGCGCCGCGGTTACGCCTGGAATGTTCTTTTTCGACGCCTATGCGCCGGAATCCTGGCAACGCGTTACCGCGCGAATGCAGGCCGCGCCGATTTACGCGACAACCCAGACCGACGCCTATGTCGTTATTCTGAACGCGGTTTAATCGTGGCTATCTGGATCGGGCCTGGCATATTGAAGGGAAACGGCGTTGTCTTGAAACCCGGCGATCCGATTCCGGACGGCGTTGTTCCCGACGATGTGCTTGAAACCCTGAAGGCCTCCGGCAAAGTTGAAGCGCCGGAGGCAAAACCGAAAAAGGCAAAACCCGCGGCGAAAAAACCGGCCGAAAAACCGGCCGCGAAGGAAGCGCCGAAAAAGAAAAAAGGGTCGAAGGATGCCAAAAGAAAAAAATAAACCGGCCGAAACTCCCGCCGAAAAGCCGGCGGAGGAAACGGCAAAAGCGCCGCCGAAAAAAACGATCTATATCGGCGGAAGTAAGTTCAAAGGCGAAGTTCCCGCGGGCAAGTTGCCCAAAGGGATCAAGGTGAAAAAGTAAACCGAAAAAATGATCAATCTTCGCGAACAGGTCGAACAGGATCTAGATTTTACCCTTGAAGGCGAATGGGGACTTCCTGTTGAATTAACCGGGCCGGACGGGTTGAAGCAAACGAACCCGATCGTCCTTCGCGCGGAAGATCTAACTTTTGCGGCCGGCGATAAAAGCATAAATTCGGCAACAACGGACTTCCGTTATGTTCGGATTTCCTCCGGCGACACAATATCGATCAGCGGAACCGCCTTGAATGACGGATCCTATACTGTGAACACAATCACAAAAAACAAAGTAACAGTAAACGAATCGATTGTCGCGGAGGCCGCCGGCCCGCTGGTTTCAATTGTTAACGGTTCAATGAACCTTGTCGGGCAGATTATTTATGATACCTTGGTCGATAATCCCGAAACCGGACAGGAAATTGTCGTTCACAAGCCAGTCGTAACCCTCCGCCGGAATTCGCTTGTTAGAATTCCGGAAGACGGCGAACCGTGGTTTTGTGAAATTCCGATCGAACCGAAGATCGACGCGCCGAAGTTTCCGTTCATTGTTGAACGGCCAACGGAGGAAGGCGCCGCAATCGGTTTCATTCGCCTTTATTTAGTGGAAGCGGCGCAATCATGACAATGAATTTTCGATTGATAAAGGCGTCCGTTGTAAACCTGCTAGGAACCGCGGCCGCCGGCCGATACCGAACGATCGGATTTCAAAAACCCGGTCAAGGCGCGGCCGAAGTGAAGGACAACAACCGATCGGTTCAGGTTTATTACAGTTCCGGCGATTTTCCGAAATCGGCCGGCAACCCTTCAGGCCCGACAACCCATGAAATAACGATCAACTTTGATCTAACAGTTTCGGCGCCGGCGCGGGTTGATCTTTCGGTTATTCAAAACCCGGCGTCAACTCCCGCGCAAATTCAAAGCGCGCTTGCGGCGCTTCAGGAGGCCGCAAACCTGGCGGATGATTCGATCGACGAATTGGCCGATAATATTTATCAAGAAATTATGGACGCGCGAAATATCGATCTAGGGTTGGCGCGGCCGGTTGCATCGCGTTGGATCGGAAACATCAACAAAGACGATCCGCTTCCGCGCGGGAAGTTGGTTGTTTTGACCGGTACAATGCAACTAACTTGCAAAATCGACGAACAAGTTTCGGGCGAAACTCCGGTTTCGGCGGTTGCGCCCGCGTTCGATACCGAAATAGAAGTTTACCAAACAGATAGCGCAACCGCGGACGAAGCGGAAGCGGGCGTTTTAACAGGAGGCTAAAAAAT